GCCGGGTCGCTAGAGCGTTGGCCTGCCGCTGGAACTCCTGCACCTGCGTTGACAGCGAGGGCTGCTTCTCCCAGTCCGTGACCGCAGTGAGCGCACGGATGCTGTTCTGCAGATTGCGAAGCTCCTTCTCGTCCGGATCCTCCCCGCCCTTTGGCGCAGCCGCCTTGATGCCCGCCGCTGACTTCGTGGCTTCCGCCCCGACCTGCGAACGCTGCAGGTCGATCAGCCCCCGGAAGTAGGCGATCTGCATCTTGTCGTCCATGCCCTCAGTCGCGAGCAGCGCGGCCTGAATCATGCGCGCGTCGAGACCCTCTTCCTTCGCCTTGGCCTGTAGGGCGAGACGGAGGTTCTTGGACTGCTCAGTCTTGAGCTTGGTCTCTGCGCCCAGCTTCGCGACCATCTCGCGCGAGCGCCCTGCCTCGATGGTCGGGAGCAGCGGGGAGATCGACTGCAGGTCGCGCCGCGTGTAGCCGGATTGCTGAGGCTGTGCTGGAGCGGGCGCCTGCGGCTTCGGCATGAACGAGGAAACGCTGGGCCGCGTGTCGGCCTGCACCTGCGGTGCGCCCTGAATGGGCTGCGCCATCATGGTGAGCGCATCGCGCCCCGGCACACCCTGCACAGTCTGGCCGCGCATGTTCACGTCCATCGCGCCGAGGCTCTGCGGGTTGATCTGGCCGGGTCCGCCAACAGCCGCCTGCGCGAGGCTGTGCTGCTGCTGGTTCGCCTGCGGCACGCTCTGTGGAGGCTGCACGGGCTGGTACGGACCGGGCCCACCGGCCGGATTCACAGCGCCCGGAGCCTGCAAGCCACCCTGCGGATGCAGGTCGGGCACCATGCCCTGAGGCGAAACCGGCACACCGCGCTGGATGCTGCCGAAGATGCCAGCAAGGTCCGGGTCTGCCCCAGCCTCCGCCTTCAGCTGGTCAGGGTTCGCGCCCGCGAGCAGGCGGTCGATGTACGCCGCCAGCTTCGGGTGGATCTGCTTGTCGAGTTCCTTGTCCTGCATGTACGCGCCGACACCCTGCCCGATGGTGCTTGCGCCCTGCATCATGAGATCGACGGGACGGTGCGGCTGCGGAACGATCGCCATGTCTTAGTACCCCGAGCCGCCGAGAGAACCCTTGTTGCCGCCACCCTGTGTCCAGCTGGGCATGCTCGCGTAGCGCGGGGCCGAGCCTCCGGACGCCAGTCCGCCGAGAGCGCCCCCCACAGCCGCGCCCCCGCTCATGGTCGCCGCGCCGAGCGCCGGACCCCCGATGAAGCCAAGCGCTCCGAGGCCCGCGCCAATCGCGCTGCCGATGCCCTGATTCTGGTTCTGCTGCGCAGCCCACGCCTGCTCAGCCTGCTGGTTCTGCATCTGCTGGTAGCCCAGTTCAAGACCCTTGAGGCCGAGGTCCCGCTGGTTCAACAGCCCGAGGCCCTGCGCCTTCAGCTGCTCGTTCTGCAGGCGGTACTTCGTGTTCATGTCTGCCTGAATCGTGCCCTCGCCGTACGCCGAAAGACCGCCGCCCAGCCCCTGCCCGGTCTGCGCTCCGCCGCTGCCGAAGCTGCCGAGACCGGCCCGCGCGCTTGACGCGCCCTGTGCACTCTGCGCTCGCTTGCTGATGTACACCTGAGCCTGCTGGTACTCCGGCGAGCCGGGGTTCAAGCCCTGCAGGAACTTGTTGATGTTCGCCGTGATGTCGCCGCGAATGCGGTCTTCCTCGGCCGCCGCCGCCTGTCCGGCCTTCGCCTTCTCCGCCTCCTGCATGCGCCCGCCCGCGTTCGATACGCGGCGCCACAGATCCTCGCGCGTCCACGTAGGCGCGTCGTATCCGCCCTCACGAATCTGGGCCATCTGCTCGATGGCACCAACTTCGTCAGCAGTGAGGCCAGTCGCCGCCGCAATCTCGGCAGCGTTGGCCTGCTTCCCCTGCTCGCGAAGCTGCTGGCGCGCAGTCGCATAGATGTTCTGCAGGTAGTTCCAGCTTGCGTCGTCGCCGTACTGCCCTGAAAAAACGCCGGGATCTGCCATGGCTTACTCCTCGTCCATGATGATGATGCTGAAGTTGCTCTCGAGTGCCGCGCCCGTACTCGCCGTGATGCAGCGAATGGCGACTGTGCTCGTGCTCAGCGGCCACCCATGGCAGACCGCGTCCGCAGAGCCGGAGGTGGTGGAGTTCACGAGGACCGCGAAGTTCGAGTCGGTACGCGCCGCGAAGTTCACGACGTACACGCCCGCGCTGGTGTAGGTCACCGACGTGATGCCGCCGGAGCCCGACGCCGGGCTCTGCTCCGTGGCGCTGCAGGTGCCCGAGCAGGTGATCTGCCCCCACACCTTCGGCAGCAGCGCTGGGGTCGCCAGCTTTGCGTGCGAGATCGCAGCGGCGCTGCTCACGTCCGTGTTCGTCAGGCGCGGTCCGTGCCCACCCACCATGAGCGAGTGGATGTGCGAGAAGTTCGCGTTGAGGTCCGAGTACGTCACCGTCTCGCCCACGGTCCACGTCTTGAGCGAGGAGGCCGAAGCCAGCAGGGCCACAAGGGCCGACGCCAGCAAACCAATTTTGTACTTGTTCACGTCGGTCTCCTCCCGAATGCGCCGAACCGAATGTTCAGCGCGTTGATCTGCATGTCGCTGGCCTGCTTGATCTCGTAGCTGTTGTTGCCGACGAAGAAGTTGGGCGCTGCAGTGGAGGTGCCCACCTGCTCCGGAGTGTACCCGAAATACCCCGCAAGTACGGAGTACGCGTTCAGTCCGACGTTGACGGTGTTGGCGCCGTCCCGCAGCCCACAGCGGGCTCGGTAGATGCCGCCATCGTCTTGGAACGTGGACACGAGAGCCACCACGCCGGTTGTGTCGCACAGGGCAGCCGCGAGGTCATGAATGCTCGCGTAGTACCCGGCGGGGATCGTGACCGCTTCCGAGCCCGCCCCAGTCAGCAGGTAAAAGGTGTCGTTGAAGCCAGCCTCGATGACGTACCCAGCATCGCTGCGGAGGGACATCACGGCCGTCTGCGCGTTGAACCGCTTGGTCGGGTCCGCCGTCATGAGCTTGCGCTGCTTGCGGTGAAAGCCCTCGAAGCTGCCAGTGTTGTTGTCCACCTGAGTCGGGCTCGTGCCGACCACGCGGCTGCGCGACTGCTGGTCGGGGTTCGTGCTGTAGGTCAGCTGCTGTGGCACAGTCGAGGTGAACGCGAGTTCCGCGCCGTCCAGCAGCTTCTCGCTGATGGCGTCTCCCAGCGTGTACTCCTTGCTGATGAGTTCCCACTCGAGGTTGTTCGAGGTCTGGTGCGCGAGACAGCGATAGGAAGAGAGCGGGCGCCCGCCTTCGGTGTACAGAGTGCGCCACTCCGCCGTGCCGTCCGCAATCGTCACCGCGCCAGACGCGTACCAGTCAGGTTCTGTGCCGCCGCTGACGCCGTCTGTCACGCAGACGAAATGCGCGGCCCGAAACTCGAGCGCATTGCGCGGAGGAGGCACGACCACGTCCCCGGCGAAATACTGCTGGGCAGCCTGCCATGCGCGAGGCTCCATGACAGGAGCGCCAACGTCGCGCATTCCGAACTGGTCCCAGCTGCAGAGGCTCATGCCGTACGGATTGTAGCCACTCGCGCCCGAACGGTTGATGAGCCACGTCTGCAGGCTGTAGAGCCGACCGTCCCCGGAGTTGCGGGTGTCGCGTGCCCACGCCCAGATGCCGGAAGCGCCACCACCTTCGGCCTCGTCGCTGCCGCCCCCAGTCACATCGGGCGAATCCCCGTTGCACATGGTGTGCGGACCCCACCAAGCGGCCTGATCAGAGGACTGAGGCGGCCCCATGTTGAGATCGAGCGACCAAATCTCCCCAAGGGGACTCGCCCCGTCCATTTCTACACCCGGAAGTGCGATCCGGTAGAAGCCATTCTCGTATTCGGCGACCAAACGGTGCGCCAGACCCGGCGGAACCGCGCGAAGCTGGGGTCGGATGTTGGTTCCGACGCGAATCGGCAGCGAACCGAGCGGCATGAACCACACATCGTCGGCCCCGACCCAAAAAGTGCCGTACGGAGTGCGCGTGACGGTCGCCGGGGCGACGCAGCCGCACTCGATGTTGAGCCGGTTGATCTGGAGCGACCCCAAAATGGGGTTTTCCGCGCTCACGTCGGCCGCGTCGATGTACTGCAGGGGCTCACCGAGCAGCAGGTAGCACCGGGTCTTGGTCCAAACCGCCACAACAGACTGCACGGGGCTGCCATCTGCGGTCGTGGACAGTTCCGCGACCGCCGTGATCGCCTCCTGCTCCTCGCCAGTGATCGGAATGTAGCCATCCGAGTCCGCGTTCGCCCAGATCGTGAGCGGCGCACCCCGATCGGACCAGTAGATCCGGTTCCCCTTCCAGTACACCACGCGGTCCCGAACCACCGCACCGCCATCGGGCACGAAACCGCCCAGCTGCGGGGTTGTCCACTCGTTCGCGTAGTAGTTCCAGCCCAGCGTGGGCCCGATGATGCCGCTCGAGTCCTGCTGAATGTGCCCGCCGGAGTTGCTGCCGCCGAACGCGTAGATGGTCCCGTCGAACACGAACAGGCTGGGCATGCGGGTGCAGACTCCCAGCCGGAAGACGTACGGCCCGCCGTTCACGTCGCCGCCCGCGTACAGGCTCGGGAGCATCCAGAGGACGGCCTCCTGCTCCGCCAGCGTGACCGGAGTGTTCGTCGTGGCCGTGGTGTCGATGATCTGTCGGGCCCCGGTGGTCTGGAAGACGCCGCAGACGCTGCCGCCGAAGGGCGGGAACATGAACCGCATGGGGCGCCAGAGGCGCGCCCACTGGTGATACTTCTCCTGCGTGGCCCCGCCGTCCAGCCGGATGGCGTCCCACTCCCGGTAGTCCGGGATGACCAGCCGGTCGAAGCGCATCGCAGGGCGCACGCCGGGATCCTGCCCCTGCCGCCCGCAGAAGTTCTTGGCCGACTGCAGCTGGTTGTCCGCGATCGCCATGGGATCGCGCTGGGTGTTGACCCCGCCGTTGAGCGGGACCGGCTGGGTTCCGATGGGCATCAGCGCCTCGGGATGAACACGGAGGGGTCGAGAGCGAGGGAGTCGTTCACGCCGTGGATCGCGCCGTAGCGGATCCGGTCATTGGCGATGAGGCCAGCCAGCATCTGCTGGAAAGCCTGAGTCTGCGGAGCATCCTTGCCGTTGTGGAACTCGCTGACCTTGAAGGCCACAGCCTGCACCATCGTCTCGTCGTTCGGGTACCACGGCGTCTCGCTGCCACTCGAGATCGCGGGAGGCAGGACGAGGTACGGGATGGTCAGCAGGTACGCCTTGTCCGCGATGAGGTCGAACCGCAGGGTCCACTTGCCCCCGTCCGCGTACGACTTCTGGAAGATGCGGCAGTTCGACGGCGTGCCCGTCGCGTTCGTCGAGCCGATGCGGTCGCCCGGATCGCTCAGCTGGTGCCGGATGCGCAGGCGACGCCGGAAGGTCCGGTCGCTGTTGTACACCCAGATGTTGTCGAGAATCTTCTGCACCTTGTGGGTCACGGTCGAGCCGTTCCCGAAGTCCACTTCCTGCAGCCCTTGGGCCAGCGTCACGCCGATCTGCTCGGCCTGAAGCTGGGGCCACGGCCAGCTGGCTGCAACGGAGTCCAACCACCGCTGCAGCCAGCCATTCGCGGACGTGGCGATGTCGTCGCGCCCTGCGAGCAGCTGACCCTCACTCACAATCTGGTCTCGAGTCAGCTGCCCCATGACTTACCTCCAGCCCTGAGTGGCGGGCTGCACGCTGTTGCCGTTCGGAGAGACGGTGCCGGAGTGCCGGGAAGCCTTGCGGCCGACCGCCATCGCCTGCTCGTTCTCCTCGAAGATGGACACGATGGTCGCGATCTCGTTGGCTGAGACCTCGGGCACCAGAATCTTGTGGCTGCCGTCGTTCGACAGGTAGCGCACGCCGTTGATCTGCACGCCCGTGAAGTAGTCCGCGTGCTGCGGATACCGCTGCGGGAACACGGCCATCTCGACGTGCTTGCCGCCGCACGCCGTCTTCTCCTGCCCGCAGACCGTGCATCGCGGAGCCGCCTGCATGGCGCGGTGCACAGGCTGGGCGGGCTGACTCGCGGCTCGGCCAGACTGCACCGCAGCAGCGATGGCAGCGGGAATCACCTGCTCCACGATCTGCTGGAGCGTCAGAGCTTCCTGCTTGGGGGGCTGCACGGGGGTCTTGTTGTCGCTCATTGCGGGATCTCCTTACTGCGCGCTGAAGACTCGGACGTTGAAGGTCGCCGAGGCCGGATTGTCTGCCGTGCCAGCCGCGCAGTGCCGCACCTTCACGGCGTTCGACGCGGAGACGTAGCAGCTGAACGTGCTGTGAAGGCCCGTGCCCGCACCGGAAATGGTGGTGGGCGGGCCGACGAAGCACGCGTCACCCGTTCGAGCCCCGGTGACCGTGATGGCCGTCGAGTCTTCGCAGGTGATGGTGGTGGGCGCGAAGTCGAAGGTGATGCTGCCCCCGAGACTGCGCGTGATGCGGTTGGCGTTGACCTTCGCGTCGCTGGTCTGCAGGTCCAGAGGGCCGACCAGAACGCCCGTGGTGAAGGCGTGGAGGCGGGGCGAGAGATCGAGATCCAGCTGCTGGATCGCGAACGACGGAAGCGCGATGGCGAGGACGCCGAGCGCGATGAGTGCAATCTTCTTCATGGGTGTGCTCCGAGAAAGGGTGGTTGCGGGAGCCGGACTCGAACCGGCGTCTCCGGGTTATGAGCCCGGCAAGGAAGCCACTCCTCCATCCCGCAAAAAGAAGGGGGACAGGGCGTTCCAACTACCCCGCCCCCCGAGATGAGTCAGCTACGGCTTAGTACGCCGAGGCGAGTTCCAGACGGAGCATGCGGGTCTGGTCCTTGATGACCGCCTTGCCGAAGAACTTGTAGCCGACCGTGCGACGCTGGGCGAGCGGGTCGTCCTTGGTCGCGCCAGTGGGGCTCATCATGACACGCGACTTGTAGAAGCCAGCCCACGCGAGGGCCGCCTCACCGACCACGAACACCGGGTGGATGGCCGCCGGGTCCGCGCCGTCCAGCGAGTTGCGGAGCGAGACAGGCGCGGTCGTGGTGCTCGCCGACACCGCAGTCACGTTGTACGCCGCCGAGGCCGCGAGGTTCTCCTTCGCGAGCTTCAGGTTGGCGTCGCCCGTGCTCGAGCCGAGGTAGATGTTGTACACGTACCCGGCAGTCGCCGGAGCCGTGAACGACAGCGAGCTGGAGCCCGCGCCAGTCGCCGTGGTGTGCTCGATCGAGATCGCCTCCTCGAAGCCGCGCTGCAGGTCCTTGCGCGTGATCTTCCAGTAGTACGTCGCGTTCGAGAGCGCGCCCGCGCCCACCGCGATGGTGAAGCCGGTGCCCGCGTCGACGCCAGCCGCGACCGCAGTCGTGGTGCCGCCGAACAGGATGAACTTCGGGATGAAGTTGGTCTCGACGAACCGGACACCCTGCCACGTCCCCACCTCGGACGCGTACAGCGCCTTGGCGTTGGCGTAGGTGGCCGCGCTGGCCCACGTGCCGAAGCTGGTGCTCGGACGCTGCACGTCGCCGATCACGTTGGGCGAGCAGACAGCGACGTAGCTGTTGCCGTTCTGGAAGTTGCCCGAGGTGGCCACCTGCTTGGCGTCACCCGAGGGCCCGCCTCGCGGAGGTGCACCGTTGTTCACCATCGTCACGCGAACCTTCTGCACGATCGTGTCGCTGATGATCATGCTCGAGGTGATGGTGCCGCGCGACGCGACCGAGCCGTCGCCGTACTGCACGTTCGTGCCCGCCAGCATGACGATCGTGATCTCGCGGTCCATCACGCGAGCCGCGTTGTCAGCCAGAAGCTCGACGCACTGGGTCATCAGCGGGTGCTTCGCGGTCAGCTGAGCCACGTCGCTGATCTCGAGGTAGTCGCCCCACTGGTCGAGGGTGACGGTCACCTGCTCGAGCGAGAAGGTGCTCTGGGTCGGGGTGGTCGCCTCGCTCAGAGTCGAGAGCGGAACGTCCATGCGCTTGTAGCGGACCATGTACGCCGTCAGGCCCGCGCCCTCGCGCATCGAGATGTTGTCGCAGAGCCCGCCCATGACGAGACGGAGCGAGGAACGATCGAGGAGCTTGTTCACGAGGAACTTTTCCTGATCGTACGAGATGACGCTGTTGATGATGTTCGTTGCCATTGTTTGCTACCTCAGAAGGGTTCGTCGAGAGCGCCGGACTTCTCGAGGAAGTCCTGCTGCTGCGCACGCGACAGCTGTTCGAAGTTGGAAGGGAGTGCCGAAGCCTTAGGCGCCGGAGGCGGAGGTGAGAAGCCGGGAACAACGGGAGCCTGCAGTCCTGCGTTCGGGTTGTAGCCCATGACCGGAGCAGCCTTCAGCAGCTGCCCACGCTGGTACTCACCCAGAGCGAAGTTGAGAGCATCCGAGGGTGGGAACTGCATGCCCTGTGCACGCCAGCCAGCAGCCAGATTGGCTGCGCGGTTGACCACCTCCCGAGGGAGGTTGGGGATGGAAGCGGCTTCCTGCTGGACAGCGAAGCCCGCGATCTGAGCGGCCTGCTGCGCGAACATGGGGGCGTACTGCGCCTCCATCTGCTTCCGCGTTGCCTCGACCGCAGCCTGAATGGCCTGCGCGGCGACGGGGTCCAGACGATCCGTGAACTGCGCAAGCGGATCGACAGGGGCCGGAGGAGGCGGAGCGACCGCCTGCTTCTGCACCTGCATTGCCATCTGTGCCATCTGTGCGGACTGCTCCATCAACTGCTGCTCACGCGTTCGTGCGAGTTCCTCAGCCTGCCGCTGCTTCGCGACAAGCTCGTTGATTCGCTTCTGAATGCCATCACCCTCAGACTGAGGGTTGCCTTCAGTGCCAGATCCCTGAGCGGACGGGATTTCGGTTTCCATGTAGCGCTCCTTCGCCCGAGAACTAGCCCGGCGGCGGCCTTCTTCAGAGGACTTACATCACTTGGGTGTGCGCTTCAACTGCTCTCGAAGGGTCCGAATCAGCAAAGTCGGAGCCTCGGGAAGATCATGTAGGGCGAGGTAGGTGTAGGTAGCCTTCAGGAGTTCCTCCTGCGAGGCCGCGTTCCGCATCTTCGTCATCTGGTTGTCAGCCTGCGCCCGGATGCGGGCGGCCAGCCGTTCCCAGCCGGGATGCCGGACGAGGCCCTCGAACTCCTCGAGTTCCTGCTCGATCTGCTCGAACGCGGACGCCATCAGCCACCTCCGAACATCGCGCCCTGCTGGGCAGCCATCTCGTCAGCGCCTTCGCGAACCTCGCCGAACGCCTCGCCTTCGCCCGCCGCCATCTCTCCGCTCCCGCCCTCCGCCTGCTCGACGGCCGACCGGGGGTCCTGCGGAGAAGCGCCCGCGCCCGGAGGTGGCCCACCTCCACCTCCGGGGGGCATGCCCGGCATCATGGGCATTGCGGTCAGAAGCTTGTCGAAGTTGCGCAGGCCCAGCCCATCTTCCCACAGCTTGCGGAGAATGGCCTCGGGGTCCACCGTGCGGCCGCGCTGCATGAGCAGCTGGAGGACCGCAGGGCTGGTCGCCATCTGCAGGAACTGCCCGGTCTGCTGGGCGCGCATCTGGCGGTTCATCGCCTGCGAGCTTGCGACCCAGCGCCAGTTGAACTCGCCCTGCAGCATGTCGCGCGAGAACTGGACCTTCTCCCCGCCCGCGATTGCGAGGTAGCGCTCGGCGCTCTCATACTGCTGACCGAGGCTGTGCACCATGTGCATCATGGGCATGAGGACGCGAAGCTCGAGATCCTCGATGAGGTCCTGAAGCTCGCCCTTCACGTTGTTCTGCAGGATCTGCGAGCCGGTCGCCGTCTTCGCGCCGCCCTTCGCCCCGGACCCCTGAAGCACGGCTGGGACGCCGCTCAGGTCGTTCGCGTAGGTGATCATCTGGTTGACGAGTGCCAGCCCGTACTGCAGCTGCTCGACGGGAGGCCGGTCGAAGACCATGCCCTCGGGGTCGGTCAGCGGGATCATGCGGCCGGGAGCCAGCGGCTCGAGCGGGCCGACGACGAGGTTCGGGTTGTACTTGATGATCGGGTTCAGCCCGTAGATACCGTTGTCGTTGGTCTGGTTCATGAAGTCGTTGATGAGGCCCTGAAGGCTCAGCATCGAACGGCCCATGCCCACGCTGTAGAAGCTGTCCGTCGCCTCGTTCATCCGGTGCAGGAGGTACGGGGGACGCTGGTGCCAGAAGGGGTTCCGGCGAACTTCGATCGGGATGCCGCCCGCCAGAACGACCTTCACGGGGACCGGAGTGCCCTTGGTCTCGTTCTGGCGGTACAAGCCCGAGGGGACCGGCATGCTCAGCCAGCACTCGGTCAGGAGGGTCCACGTCGCCAGCTCCCCTTGGCGCAGGTCCGTGGAGTGCTGGGCCGAGCCCCGCGTCTCCATCAGGGCCGTGCGCACCTCGGGCTGCAGGGCGTCTTGGTTGATCGTGGAGTTGATGAATTCCGGGTCCTTCCAGATCCCAGCGCGGGCCATCTGGTCCACGAACTGCTTGCTGACCTGAATGTCCTCGAACACGATGCTGGCTTCCTCGATGGCGTTCGCGGACACGGGCCAGAGGTACCAACTGAACGGGCTGCGGGTGCGGAAGCGGGCACCTTCGCAATTCCACGGCTGCGCGCCGTAGTCATGCAGAACTTCAGCGATGCCGGGCAGGCGCGTGAGCTTGGTGCCCTTGACCGACTTCGGGGGCTTCTCCCACCAGACCTTCGCGATGCCGATGCCGTAGTCCGTGAGGCTGCGGATGAACGGCTTGAGTTCGGCCCGGAGCTTCATGGCCTGCTCCAGCTGGTACATCATCCACGCCTTGTTCACGCTGGACATCGCCTGCATGGCCGGGTCTTCGGCCTCCGCGTCGATGTAGGTGTCAGACGGGAACAGGCCCTGCGCGATGTGGCTGACACGCGTCTCGCGCGCCTTCTGGTACACCGGGAGGTACGCGTTGGACTGACCGACGTAGGCGCTGGTGTCGTCCTTTTGCAGCATCGTCATACGCCGGATCTGCGCCCACTCGCTGCGCTGGGCAACGCCGTCCGCCCGCACCGTGGGCAGCAGGGGAACGATGTTCGTGAGCACCCACTCGAGCGTGTCCTTGTCGTCCACGAAGTTGATGCTGCTGTCCGGCGGAGCGGTCAGCGCGCCTTCGACTTCGTCCACTGCGGAGGTGGTGACGATTGGCGTTTGCGGGACACTCATGCTGACCTCTGGCGCTGCAAGCTGGAAGGAAGATGCTCAGGCCGGTAGGCCGAGGTGGTGACTCCGAACAGGTTGTACACACCGTAGCGCAGGGCGTCAACGAGGTGGTCGAAGAAGCCGTCCTTGCGCGGAGTCACCCCGTCCTCTTTGAGGTGGTAGCCGCCTGACAGGCCGTCTAGCAGGACGCGGCACGACCTGTCTACGAGGATGGCCTGCTCGCCCTCGATCTGGCTCTCGAAGCGCTTGCGCAGCAGCTGGATGCTGACATCGAACGGGGTGCGCTGGTAGCGCATCAAGATGCCCGCGTTGTTCAGCAGGGCCAGCATGGAGCCGGTGTCTTTGTGCTGCGCGACGGCCGGGTCACCGTAGTCCACGAACTTGTCCGCTCCGGGGAATCGCTGGGCGGTCTGGGCGAGGACGGTCTCGATGAACTTCGTGCCCTCGATGTGGTGCCCGAGGAACTCGCTCAGAACCTGCAGGCGGCCGTCCAGCTTGATCTGCGCGAACAGGACGGCGGGGCGGTTGTAGCCGAAGTCCCAGAACCGGAAGACGGTGCCACCCTCGTACCGCAGGTCGGCTGCGTGCAGGTTCCGCCGGAACTGCCGGATCACGGGCTCGCCTGGGTAGGTGTTGCCCCAAGTGCCATCCACGTACCGTTGGCGAAGCTCCTCAGGGAGGTTCGCGGCTGCAGTCTCGTAGTAGCCCTTGGGCAGGTTCCGCTGGTTCTCGCGGGGCTCCGGGCGGAACAGGGTGATGGTCGGATCCTTGACCTTCGTCCCGAGCAGGTCCAGCCCCGTGCACTCGGTGTACAGCCAGTGGGTCATGGGGGGCGGGTTGAACGCCATGCCGATGCTGTAGTTCTCGTCCGGGAAGTCGGGGTTCGGCTTCCAGCGCAGACGGTGCAGCATGTTGAAGGCGTAGTTCTTCTCGACCTCGTCAGCCTCGTCGATGAAGCCGCCGGTGAACTCGTACGAGCCCACGTCGTCCTGCAGGCCCATGAACGTGATCTCGGAGGGCTCCGTGATCTGGCCGTTCATGCCGTGCACGATGGGCCGGATCCACCACTTCTGCGGGGCCATCTTCTGCCGGTCGAGCAGGGTGCCGTCCGGGAGGTTGTTCAGGATGTTCGTCATGGTGCGCAGCGTGGTGTCCATGAGGTCGTTGTAGTCGCGGCGGGCAACGAACCACTTGGTGCCCGGCATCAGCAACGCCTTCGCCATCACTTCCGCGCAACCGACCACGGACTTGCCGGAACCGGCAGGGCCCATGTACGCCTTGATCGTGGCGTCGCTCTGCACGTACGCCAGCTGGGTCGGGTTGACCCGGCGCTCCTCGCGAGGCCGCTTGCCGTCCATCATGAGCTTCAGGAGATCCTCGATTGAGGACATCTCCGTGACGCCCTTCTTTTCCTTCTGGCGGTCGCGCCAGTGCTCAAAGCTCGATCGCCTAGCCATGATGTCTCCGTCACTCGCCCTTCTTGGTCATTCGCTCGAGCCACGGGACGCCCGTGGAGCCGGTCGAGCCGAAGTTCAGGACGATCAAACCGCCGCCACCGGGAGACGCCTCGCGCTTGTCCAGCCCGTTCGCCCGAAGCACCTTGTCAGCGGCCTCGGAACGGACCTTGTCGCTACCGTAGCGCAGGTCGTACTGGAGGCTTGCCACAGCCTCAGGCAACAGGTCCACCAGCTTGCCCTTGGCCCAGTCGGTGGCTGCCTCCCCCTTGAGCCCCTTGGGCACGCCTGCCTGCGTCATGCGGGTGTAGTGCTCCCTGTCCTCGGGGGAGATCTTCGCGAGCGCGTCTTCGTCGAGCTTGGCCGGTCCCGTCAGGGCTGCGGTGTCCGCCCCACAGCGGTTCACACCACACCTACCCCCACCCACAATGGAGCCGACTGTGTGACCTTTCGGGCACAGCTTCTTGGGCTTCGGCTCAGTCACAGGTCACACCTTCCGCATGCGCCGGATGTGCTTCAGGACGATCTCTTCGAGGGTCGGAGGAGGCTTCCGCTTGGTTCGCTTTCCGGTGGTCACGATGCCCGGAAGACCCTGCAGTAGCATCTTCGCGTGTACCCGAGCTTTTCTCCGCTCCACCACTTCGGTGTAGTCCACTGGGCTTGTCTCCTAAATCCGCGATTTTTGGGCGCGCCAAACTTTTTGGCTGCCGTGAGCACGCCAAAAAGGCGTTTACACCCGTTTCATGAAACCGTCAACTCCGTAGTGTGTATTATTTATTACATGCACCTACATGTAGGTAGCGGTCAAAAGCTCAAAGACGGGGACCGTCCGCCGCAGGCGGCGGGACCACGCGGAGATGAAC